TCGTCTCCGGCATGACCATGTCGCGCTGCGCGATCCATTCCTTGCGCTTCGGCGCGTGCTCGGTGAGGAGCTCGTCGGCCGTGGCTAGGTACTCGCGCACCTGAGATGGCTCGTAGTAGACCTCTTCGCCGCTGGCATTCTGGACCGTGCCGCCCTCGAGATTCTTGATCGCCCAGGCGCGGATTTTTTTCGCGGTGGAGATCCTGTCTTCGAGTTGGTCCGAAGTCTCCACGTCGGCGAGCGGATTGCTCGGGGAGGGAGTGATCTGGACCGGCGTGGAGGCTTCGAGCTTGGCTCGTAGCTCACTGACCTCGGTCTCTAAAGTGTCGGCACGTTCTTCTGCCTCGCGCCGACGGGACGTGATCTTATCGATCCGCTTGAGCAGCTTGTCGGAAGTAGGGGTCTTCTCTTCTTCTGGCTCGGCGTCGTCGGGTTCGGCGTCGTCGGGCTTGTCGTTGTCGTCTTCTTGTGAAAGATCAGATTCCGCTGAGGCATCCTCCGTGTCGGTGGCCTCTGGCTGCGCTTCTGGCGCGTCCTCGGTCTCCTCGGCGGCGGGTTGTTCCTGCGGGGTTATCTCTTCGAGAGCGAAGCCGATTTCGGCTGCGATATCAGAGAGCTGCATTGGGGTGTCGTTTGTGTCTGTCATCATGGCATTCCAACCAAGTGGGTCAGCGCCTTTTTGCGAGTGGCACAGGGGTCTCGTTAATGCGTGACCTTGCGATCAAATCTCGCACTGGCAACACGCCGAAACCCACACCGACACAAATCAACCTATATCGACCTATAACGACCTAAAATAATCGCAGATTCACCCCGCCCTGCTCGCCTCGTCGATGCGAATCATCAGGTCGCTCTCCAGCGCCCGCAGGGCGTCTAGGGCTCCGGCGCAGTGGGCGAGCTGGCCGTGCTCGGTCGCCGTCTTAATGCTGCCGACGAGCTCCACCGCGTCGTCGATGTGGTCGCGCACGACCTGCAAGACGGCCTGCACGACAAGCGGCTTGGTCCCTGGCATGCACAGCGCGGTCACCATGTCGTCGTCGTCGAGGCGCTCGGGAGTTATGTATCGGGTGGTGGGTTTTTTTGTGAGGTTGAACATAGTTTTTTATTGGAGTTGAAATTGCTTGATGATGCTCGCCAGCGTGAACGTGTGCCGTGTGCCTCGTGGCGCTGCAATGGGCCGCAGGAGACCGACAGAGACGTAGGTCTTGTAGGTGGCGTCGCTGATCGCCAGCAACTCCATCACGTCCCGCTTCCGCAGCGTGCGTGCGCTAGTAAGTCCCGCCGCCAGTAACATGGAGACGCCCTCCTTCCACGTTGCCGACCCCAGAGGTAAGGAGGTATCGGAGGCAGTCGATGGGGTCCTTGCTGGCGCCCTTTTGTCCGTCGCTTCCGGTCCACTCCTTGAGGGCCCAGATCGTGTTGGTACAGCACTCGGAGATGTACAGCTTCGGTGCGTTAGTGTGGTCGATTTTGTGTTCTTCATTGTAAAATAGTGCGTCGTTAATAAGGCCGACTCCCTCCTCGATGTTCTCGCCAGGGCACGCTCGGAAACTCATGCCGGCGTCTTCCAACTCCTCCAAGAGGGTGGTGCTTTGCTCGCGGGTTCCGGCGACGGTCGTATTCGCATACCTCGAGTCTATCCACCGTTCAAAGACCTCGACCCCGTCGAGCTTCTCGACCCGCTCGATCTCGCCCTTGTACGCCAACAACCCGAATCCGAAACTCTTCTGCCCGTCTCCGGCCTCGCCGTCGGCTTTCTTCCCGCTCGACACCGCCCACGGCCCAGCGTGCCCGACCCCCTCGATGTATGTGTCGGTCTGCGGCCACTCGCGATACACCCACGCCCGCTCGCCGGCATCGATGCGGATCCACAACATAAACCAGTTTTTCCCGCCCGCCGGATCGCAGAAGAGGTAGTTCGTCCCGTCCTTGGGCACTTGGTCGGCCTTGACGACATGCACCGCCTCGCGGAAGCGCGGAAAACGGGTCGCGGTCGCCTTAATCGGCACGCCGTAAGCGCGGCAGAGGATTTTTTCCCTCGGTTGCTTGGCGAGCTCGGTCTTCATCCGGCCGTACCCTGCCCACGGGTTGTTTTTTGTTTGAAAATAAATGACGCCCGCATTCCGCGTCGTGCACTCCTGCACCACCGGCACCATCTCAAAGCCCTTCCCGTTTTTCTTCGGCAAAAGCTCGGCCTCCCCCTCCTCAATCGTCTTCGCGCCCTGGAGATAGTTTTTTACCGTGGGGCTGTAGCCTTCGATGGGCGTAAAGGTGACGAGAAGGATGCCATTTCGGTCGAGAAGGCGGAATCGGATGGTCTCGAGCCAGTCCAACGGCACCAACTCGTCGCACCAGGCTAAATCAATCTCGCCGCCCTCAATGGTGGTGATGTCTTGCGCGTAATTCCGAAACCACACCTGCGACTTATTCGGAAGCACCGCCGTATTTTCCGAAAATCCGTTCTTTTGGGTGTAACTGATGTTCGTGACCTTGTTTCGCTTCGCCACCCGCAGCTCCCGAGGCATGAAATTCCAAACAATCGGCTGCTGCATGCTGATGCTGTTGTCATTCGTAGTCTGAAAGCACCAAACCCTGCTCGCCGGCTTCTCCAGCAACGTTCTGACGACCATCTTTCCCGCCCAAGTGCTCTTCCCCGAGCGATTCCCGCCCAGCACCAGCAAGTCGCGGTAGCGCTTGGCGATCTTCTCCGCCTTCGTCCAGTGCTCCGGCTCGTACCCGTACCGCACCGGATCCTCTTTCTCGCTCGAAATCCTCTTCTCCCGCTCCACCAACAACCTCTTAGCCCCCTCGGGATCAGCCAAAAAATGCTCCGGCGGAATAAACGGCAACAACGGGTGCGGAGATTGCGTAAAGGTCACTGAGCCTCCTTTATTAGTTCTCTAAAATCGTTAGCCCACTGATCCCATGCATTTCCTTTTTTTCCTTCAGAGAGTTTAAATGCAGCGCCCGATGCATCGCACACAACAGGACCGCCATAAAGTGTTTTGCAGTAATAAATATCTGGATAATCATCACTGGAGCGTTTCTCAATTCTTTCAAGAAGCAGCAACGGATAGTCCAAACTCTGGTATTCTTCATAAACTACCCAAGGGACCACAATCCCAATAGAATCCTCCCAAAAATGCCTTTTTGTGTGGCAGTGATGGCAATATGTTACCAAATCCTCGTTCGGATATTCCCACGGCCTTTTTCCTTTTGCGTAGTATGTGTGGTGAACGTGCAGCTCTGAATTTTCGTCGCCACATAAGCAACACTTCCATCCGTCACGCTCAAAAATTTGAAGACGCTTGCGTTGCCACCTTGGATTTCTTAATTGATCGCTATACTTACTCATTTTTTGTAGCCGAGCTTTTCGAGTTGATCATGGGTCCAGTTCACTGAGCCTCCTTTTTCAGCACATCGAGGATGCCCTTGAGCAACCTTACCTCCTCCACAGCCTCGTCGCGCTGGCGTTCTGTTTTTTCTAATTCATCCCTATGGATTTGGTGCATGATGTTTCCGTCGCGCCACATTTCCAATTCAGTTTGTATCGTGTCGCGATCCTCCCTCGCCTCGTCGCGCTCGTTGGCCAGCTTATTGATAGCCAGCATATGCTCAGTGGCCTCTGTTGCGTATTTCTCTTGTGCTTCGTTACGCTCACGTTCCAACTGCTGCGCCCACTCAACCGGCACGACATGGTTACCCCTCGCGAGGTCGTCAGTCTCTGGTGTGCTCATCCCTCGTACCCCCCGTGCAACAGCACACTCGTCTTAGGCTTCACATCCACCAACGCCCCAGCAGGGTCCTTGCCCACCACCACCGGCTCGTTCGCCCTATAAAACGAGTTGTTCCTCACCGACACATTCACCACCACCCCCTCGATATCCACCCTCAATATCCTCGGATTCTGTGGCTGTCTCCCAGGCGCCGTCTTTCCACGCTTCGGCCACTCAGGCAACTCCATCTGTTTCGTTTCGGGTTTACTCTCTTGCTTTTGGTTCGTGTTTTTCATAAAATTTTTCGGGGGCTGGACGAGTGGGGGTGAAAATCGTGGGGCTGGGAATCGACCCCCCTCCCCCCCTCTTTGACCCATAACTTCTCATAACACCCATAATACATAATTCTTGGTTGTTGTGTTGCAATCACTTACGAATTCACCTCAGTAATATCACCCTTTTTAGGGGCCTTATTGAGACTGGGAGGTAGTGCAGGACGAGAGTTTGCCGAAGGGTCCCGCTCCTCGTTACTGGTTCCCTCGGGGGTATCGATGGTGTATTCCCCATCAACGTCGTCGAGCTTCTTGGGGATGGAGTTGATGAGTTCTTCGTAGGAAAGGCCGTTGATTTTGTGTTCGATGTTGATCGTGAGTTGGGATCCGCCTTCGGAGTCGCGGACCTTGTCTTGGGCGGTACCGGCTATGAAGTTGAGCTCGGCTGCCTTCATCTTGTCTACCTGGTCTGGGTCGTTGAGCTTGTCACGGATGGCATCGACTGCGAGGCGTCTGACGTCGCGCCAAGAGTTTGCAGCGACTTGGGATTCTTTGTCCTTGGTGTCGGGGTGGTTGGCGATGATGCGAGCGATGAGTGGTGGTTTAACGCCGAGGCGGGATTGAATGGTGCGGTGGGTCATGCCCATGAGGTAGAAGTCTGCGACTATGTCGCAGAGGGCTCGGAAGTTGGTAGACATGCCGTCCCAGTTGACGTCGTCTTCGCATGCTTTGGCCTGTTCTAGGGCATTTTCAAACCGAGTAGGGCGTTTACCCTCCTTGGTCAGTGTTCCGTCCGCTTGACGCTGTAGCTTCCATTCGACAGCTTCCTCGTAGTTGACTGGGCAACCGGCGCGGAACCATTGGACGGCTGTCTGTTGGCGGACCTTGAAGCGGGTTGCGAGTTTGACGGAGATGGAGTGTTCTGTTTCGGGTTTGGCTGTGCGTTGGGGTTTCATGGTTTTGATCTCCAGTTGGATGCTTCGACTACGAGGCGTCGTGCCTCTTCGAGGGAGTGGAAGTAGACTTCCTGCTCGGTGATGTCGCGGGTGTATTCGGGTGGCTCGACATGAGCGATGGCCCATCGGAGGGATTCGGCGAGATCGGTAGCGAGTCGGCAGGTGTGGCGGATGCCTGGGTGGTCTTGCCATTCTTTGTTGCAGGATGGGCAGCCGATGTTGGAATCGATGGAGTAGGACTTTGTCATAGGGGTTAGCGGAGCTCGAAGCGGGAGATGTCTCCGCGCATTGTTACTGGGAAGGATCTGTCTCGTTCTCCGTCACGGTTCTTGGCGATGTGTACAGCGGATCCGTCTTCGGACTTGCGGATGAGCCAGACGTGGTCGGAGTGGTGGCCGATGGCGCGAGACTCGCGGAGCCGGCCTTCCTCGTTGAGTTGGCTAGCGGTGGCTAGGGCGAGGTTGAGTTGCAGGGCGATGGCTTTGAGTCGGCGGGTGATTTCGGAGACGTGTTGTTCGCGGGTCTCGTTGGAGTTCATGTTGCGGAGGTGGACGAGCTGAATGTAATCGACGACGACAAGGTCGGCTCGGCCTTGGGATGCGAACTCCCTGATGGCAGATTCGATGCTGTCGATATCGGAGTAGCCCGACTCGACTTGGACATTCATGCGGGAGATGTCTGAGGTCGCGGCGTTGAAGCGGTGGAGTTCTTGGGCGTTTGGGTCTTGCTTGATGCGTTTGATGGGGAATCCGGCGAGGTTGGAGATGAATCGGGCGAGGACCTTCTTGGCCGGCATCTCGAGGGAGAAGATGAGGACGTGCTTGCCGGCACGCATGGCCTCGAGGGCGATCTGGAGGAGGAGGATCGTTTTGCCGCCCGATGTTTCTGCGGCAATGGTCATGAGTTCCCCAGGCTTGACTCCACCGGAGGCGATTTCGTCTAGGGCGTATATGCCTGTGCCGTAGGATACGGTGGGGACCTTGTCCTCGAGTTCGGAGACGAGATCGTTGATGTGGTCCTTGGTGGATTTGCGGGGTTTGTCGAGTTGGGCAGCGCACTCGGAGAGGGCAAGGGAGACGGATCCGATGTCGCCGGTCTCATCTCGGAAGGATTCTTGGGCCTCGGCGAGGATCTTCGAGGCGTTGCGGTATCGAGCGGAGTCCACGAGGTAGGCTCGGTGCCATCGGGTGGTCTCGGGGTCGGATGGGGTATGGGTGATGAATTCGGCGAGGCTGCCGATTGCTTCGAGTTGTCCGGCTCGTTCGAGTTCGGCTTGCACTGCGAAGAAGTCTGTCTTGCCTGACCCACTTTCGTGGCACTTCTTTGCGGCGGCGAGGATGACTCGGTGCTTGGGGATGAAAAAGAGATCCTCTGGCCAGCTCATGGCTTCGAGGTTTTGGTTGTTCGACAAAATAGCTGAGATGGCAGCCTTTTCTGAAGATTCGTTGAATGGTACGGCTTTTTGCATCGGCTGGGTAAGGAGGTCAGATTCTGGCCATCTGGTTGCGAGATTGGTTCTCATTTTTGGTTAGAGGCAGGTTCTGAATGTGGGGGTCGTAGACCCCTTTATATTCTCTTCTCTAGGTGACGCTGAGACCGTGACGGGAGCGTGAGGTTTAGCGTGACGATAATTTAAACTCCTCTTTGCGCTTAAAGCCCTCTCCTTTGCAGTCTTACCGTTATGCCTCTCAAACTTAGATAGCGTAATTGACTTACCGGAGCGCAGGATCCAGCCCACGTTCACCATGGCCTCGATGAACCCCTCAACGCCAACCTCGCGATTTAGCAACGCTGACACCGTGACGGAAGCGTCACCATTTTTGGTGTGTCCGTCGAACCATCTCCAGACCCGCATGAGCTTCCCGACGACCGCATCGGGGTCCAGATTTAGCGTTGCCGCGATGTCGTGGACCTCCTGCTTGTCGGGGGTCGTTGTTTCAAATTTGATCCAGTCTCCTGCCATATTATTTGCCCTTCTTAAAAAGCGCCTTGAGTTCGTTGCGTTGGCGCTCGAGGCGCCGGCTGCATTCGCGGAGTGGAATGCCGAAGGTGGAACCGCTTGCGCGGACGGCGGCCTCGGTCTCTGGTGTCGTGGTTGTCCAGTCGGCCTCCGGCAGGGCCTCTGCTCGATCTCGGTTGGCCTCGATCTCGGTCCAGTTTGGTTTGCTCATTCCTCGTCCTCCGGTGGGAGTGGGAGTGGCATCCAGTGCAATACAGGCTCCTCCTCGTGGATTCGGGCGCCTGAAACATTGCGCCAGACTTTGCCGTCGAGGAAGCCTGTCCAGACCTCGCCGCCGAGGGTGTGGATGATGACGGTCTCACCGTCGTCCGGTGGCGTTGTTGCCGGAATCCATGTGATTGTTGTGCTCATATATTGTCGTTTTCTTTTGTATCGAATGCGTAGACGGCTACCGCGAGTGCCGCCCAGAGGTGGCTCTTTATGCCGTAGGTCGGGCCTGGGAACTTCTTGGTGCCCTGCGGACCGAGCCGGTCGATGAGCGCCTGCCGGACGTTGCCGTCCTTGGCCCTCGGGGAGTGGCATAGGTGGAGCTTGACGTCGCGCCGGTAGCAGAGCCGTGGCTCGACCCTCGCCACCTCGGTGAATCTCCCGATCCACACGCAGGTCATAAAGACCTCCTTGCCCACGGCCATGCCGTAGGAGGCGATCATCTCGCAGGCCACCTCGTCGTATTCGCGGCCGATGAGGATCTGTCTGATCTCCGGATTGGGCAGGTGGTCGGCGTCGATGATCCGGCGCCCGTCCCAAAGGACAAACGCCGTATCCGTAGTGCCAGGGTCAAGGGCAAGGATGGTCATCTCAGAACGGGATGGCGTCTCCGTCGGCGGTTTTGTTGGCGGGCTTTGTCGGCACCTTCACGTCGTCGCCACGGTCGATGGTCGAGAGTCGGTCGATGAGTTTTTCTATGAGGTCGGGATCGACCTCGTTTTTCGGTGCCTGTTCCGCAGGGTTGAGCCAGCGAGCTTTGAATCGGGTCTCCCCGTTGTATTCCTCGGTCTCCACGGTGATCGAGCACGCCTGTCCTGCGAATGTCGCCGTGCCGCTGGCGAGCGACTTGATGTCCCAGTTCTTGCCGAAGCAATCGTCGAGCGTTAGCATCGTGCGCTTCGCGGCCTTCTCGGTGAGGTAGCCGCGCCAGACGATTTCGCGCCCGTTTTGCGATCCCGCGTCGGTCACTACCGCCGGCACGCGGATGAATTCGCTGCCGGAGTCGGTGACTCCGATCCACCCGTTCCCTGGGGCCTTGACCTTGCAAAGGAACCGGCCTGTTTCGTTGACGTATCTATTATCGTTATCCATATTGTTTTTAGTTGTTTGGTCCGCGTTTTTTGGGGTGCGCGGCCCCCCTTTGCCCCTGCTCCTACGGGACGGACCTTTGTAGGTTGCGAGGAAATTAGTTTTTCAGCTTGGGTTTGGTTTTCACCTGGCGGAGTTGTTTGCTTGGGGATCCGGTGCGGCTGTGGGATGGGAGAGGTTCACGGCCGAGCGCAGCCGCCCACTCTCGGTAGGACTTGCCAGACATCTTCCCGCCCATAGCCATGATGATGCTCTCGACTGGTGCATTCGTTTTGCGGGCAACGTGCAGGATTGCCTCCACGTCAAAGTACTCGCGGCCATTCACCTCGGTGATCTTCCAGCCGTCTACCTCGCCGCCCTCCTCGAGTAATCTCCTGAGCTCATCGAGGGCCGGCTCGGCCACCGCCTTCTCGACGGCCTTCCATTGGGAGGCGAACTGGGCCAGAGTTTCCGGCGTCGCCATCACCCGCTCGAGGATCTCCGGCACCGAGGTCTTAGGCACATCGATGACGGCGAGCCCCTCCTCGATGGGCTGAACAACGGCAGGGCATGTGGCATAATTCGCGCACCAGGTGCAGTAGTCGCACGCTTGAGGCTGGGAATTCGGGTCCAGCGCAGCAGTCTTGATGGCGTCGATAGTTTTCTGCGCCTGTTCCAGCGTCCAGTTGTAGCTCAGTACTTTCCGTTGGTCGCAGTAGATGATGTGGGTCGCCCAGTTCTGCTCAAACGTGCGTACCATACAAGACAGGGCGTAGGCCCCCATCTGCGGACCGTAATTTCGCAATTGTCCCGTCTTGAGGTCCCCTACCCATCCGGTGCGGTCGCAAAGGATATCGGCGGTGCCGACGTGGGGAAGCCCAGGCACAGGCATGGCGAGGTACTCCTCCCGAGCCTCCAGCGTGCCGTTGCACTTGTATCTTTCCACAAGGTCGATAGCCCACTGCACATTGGCGCCGTCCTCGGGGGGTAGCGCCTCGAGCTTAGAGGAGTCGCCCATCACGGCGAAGCGGAATGCCTCGTCCATACGGGTGCCACGCTCCGCAGCCGGACCCACAGGCCCAGGCTTCGGCCGGTACTTAGGGCACTCCCAGAGCTTCGGCAGCAGGGACGGGCGGATGTCTTGTAATGTCAATGGATTCATATTTTTAAGGTTTTTTTGTCTGTATCATTTGCTTCATCGCTTGCTTCATGTAGGCCACTCCGTAGGGCATTCCCTTGCGTTTAAAGAAGGCGTTGCAGGCCGCATTGATCTCGTCGCACTCGGCACTAGTCAGGTAGTCGATCCCTGTCCTCGCATCGTCGTAGTGCAGGCAGGCCCAGTTCATGTTGGTCGGCGTAGAATCCTGACCCCGTCGGAAGACGGGCCTGTCGCGAGCGAGATCGACGTCCTTCATGCCTGCTCCACGCAGGAGGCTTTCCACGCATCCACCGCGTCGAGGAACTTCGACGGCGTCGCATGCACTTGGGCGATGTAGTCCAGAGGAGCATCGGTCCACTGCTGGTCCTCGCCGATCTTGCCTCGGTAGCGCAGGAAGGCCGTGATCTCGTCGCCCTTGTCCTTGAATGTCGCCTTGAGTATATCCAGCGGGGAAAGCTGCGGCACCGGCACCTTCGCCGGCACGCTCGAGACAAAGAGAGACTCGATGCTCGCCCACTCCATCGGGAGTTCCTCCGCCAGAGCCGAGCGGGTCTTCGCGTCGTACGCCGCCGAGTGCGAGGTCAAGATGATGCGCTCCTTGCCGCCGCGTCCCTTCGCCTTGCCGGATTCGCTCTCCACCACACGGGTCTTAAAGTTGAGGAAGAAAAGGTGGTCCACCCACTCCTTGATGAGAGGCGACGCCTGCTTCGTGAGCTTCAGCTCGTAGCGGTCGTAGGGGAGCACCTGATCCGGTGGCTCTTGGCGTTTCACCTGGGCGTGACCGATCAGCACCACATGGATCCCAGCCTCGATGAGGAGGTCAAGCGATCCGAGGAAGCGAGCCATCCGCTCCGCCGCCATCGTGAAGCCCTTGCCGTAAGGGATCTCCTCGAGGCTCTTGATTTTCTTCTCCTCCTTCAGAGCTTCATGGTTCAAGCGCTCGGCCCAGTCGATAGAGTCCAGCACTATTGTCTTAAAGTCGTGCTTCTCCGTCGCCAGCTCCCGCACCGCTTCATTCAGCGCAGCCCAAGTCGGAGTCGCCACCCGAGGAATATCGAGGTGCGAAGTGCCGTTCTCGACATCGAGGAAGAGAGGTGCAGGCGCCTTGGCGGCCAGCGTCGTCTTGCCGACACTCTCCACCCCGTAAAAGCAGACCCGCTGGGCCCGCTGGATTTTACCAGTTATGATTTGTAGTTTCATGTTTTGTGTTTTTTATTGTGTGAAATTGTCCTCGTCCTCGAGGCGACGGTTGCGGCGGTTGCGAAGCATCGTCACCCAGCGGTGGCGCTCCTCTTCCACCCCGAGCCGGTAGCAGGCCCAGCACGACCCAAAGGTCAGCACGACCAGGCAAATGCCAAAGGTCGCCGTCACTTCCTTGCACCCCCCAGTACAAAGAACGTGAACCAGAGCAGACCTGCCACCGGACCCACCAAAGTTAGAAAATCCAGCGAGTACTGGATGTTGCGGATTATAAAATCGTGGTCCATTACGCCGCCCTCCGGTTCGTTGAAGCTCGGCGCTTCGCCATCCACCATTGTTCTAAGGAGGGCTTGAGGATCGACCACCCACCCCGATTGCCGCGTGGCTTCTCAGCGGTGAAGTTTCCCTTGCGACAAAACTCGCGGATCGCGAATTCCGAGTACCCCGTGTACTGCGCGGCATCTGTGACGCTGATCATCATTTGCACTTGGCCTCCTTCTGCATCTGGCGAACAGCCCGTGCTATGAGCCGAGAGATCGGCATTCCATCTTCCCTTTTCGATTCCTTCTTCAAGAAGACCAAGAGGTCCGCCGGAAGACTGATGCTTGTTTTTTCGTATGTCGCTTGCACTGCTCAATCGGTAGCAATTGGTAGCAATGCGTGGCAATGTATTTTTTTTTAAAAGTTTCAATGGGGTGTTTACCTACTGCATTTTTAAATTGACAACCGCATAGATGCTCAGTCTGCGAGCAAAAATAAATTGTTGCACGAAGTAGTATTCGGTAGTACCTTTTAAAATATGAGTGCGAATAAGCAGAAAGTTTCGGTGTCTCTGTCTCCAGAGATGCTGGAATGGTTGAAGAGCGCAGCTGATCTAGAAACGCAAGAAACTGGCGAGGATGTCAGTGTATCTCGCCTTGTAGCCCGTGCAGTGAAAGCGATGCAGGGAAAAGCCCAAACGGTTGTTGGTGCGGTGATCAGTCCAGCCTCCGAGAATTCCGATACTGGGCGATCAATTCGAACAACCAAGACCTCCCGAAAAGCTGGCTAGGTAAAGTCATTGATCTGACTACAAGCGAAGATTACTCGCACCCAGACACTTACCCAGACAAAGATGTCGCTGATGGAGGGGGGGGGGGGGGGGTCATATTCTTGATTTTAAGCACTTTGTATTACATTTAAAATACCATGAAAGCACTAAGATTTTTTGGCTGGATTTTCTTGTCTATAGCCAGCGCAGCCGGCCTCGCATCCTTTGCATCAAGAAATAATTGCAATGAAGTTTTCAGCGTTCTGTTTACAGGTTTTATCGGCTTCGCCTCCACATGGGGCACCCGTCGAAACTTGCACCGCTGGGCCAGAGAAATGAGCAAAGACGCAGGAATGTGGTTTTTTTTTAGTATCCTCGGCGTCGGTCTTTTTATTTCCCAACTTGCTTACGACCAAAAATGGCTAAACATTTTTAGTGGGGCCGCAGTTGCTCTGGCTTGCCTTGGCCCTATTACCATCACTCAATTCAAAACAATTCGAGAATTTCACTACGACCCACTCAGCGACCACGAAGAATGAAAACCTCACCTCCCCTTCTCGCACTCGCTCTGTTCCTGAGCGGCTGCGCCACAACTAAGCCCAAGCCCGAGCCTGTCGTCAAAGAGGCAAGCTACCCGCCGCATGAGATCAAGATCGCCAGCCATCCAGCCGGCGCCATCATCGATCTGAATGGAAATTTCATCGGAGTCTCCCCCGTCACCTTAGTCCTCCAACCGAGCAAATACCGTCACTCATGGCCAGTCAACGGCCTGTACATCCAAGTCATCCGAGCTCGATGGACAAACGGCGCCAGCCGCATCGAAGCCTTCGATACCACAGCCCCGCTACCCGACAACGTCATTCTCATGTAGGTTCATTCCGTGGATCAAATCTTCCACCAAGCCTTCCAATCCGCCCGCACCGCCGGCACAGCATAAACTCTCTGCACCATCGTTGGTGACGTGTGCCCCATTTGAAAAGCCGTGAGTCCGGCATTACCGCAACGCCCGAGGTGATAAGTTGCAAACGAGTGTCGCATCGCGTTGTCAGGCCACCCCTCCCAACCTATAGCCAGAGCCACCTTGCGCCTTCTCTCATACAGAGCCTCGAGCGACCCACTCACGATCTGCCCTGTCTTCTTCTCGAAAAACTTTTTGCGCTTCATCAGCGGCTCGGTCATATCGACCAATCGCTCCAGCATGCCTTCATGCTGCTTGGATACCTCCGTTCTGACGTGAATTTGCTTTGTCTTCACGTCGATATCCTCCCAATTCATCCTCGCCACCTCAATCGTCCTCAGACCCGCAAATCCACCCAAAAGAACCAGTGCCTTTACATCGTCCGGCATCGGAGCATTGAGAAGGGATATCATTTTTTCTGGAGTCAAAATGTTCCTTCCAGGAGTCGCCCTCGGAGGTCGAACCCCATCAATCGGAGACCGATCAATAAACCGCATGCGATAGCACCAGCGGAAAAACATCCGCGCATAACGAAACCACATCGCCTTGCTCGTCTCCGATCCACCCAGCGATCTTAACCAGCGATCCATTGCCAGAGGTTCGACTCTAGCTATCGGCCCACTGAGGTAAGACGAAAGATTTTTCACGGTAGCCGCAATTTTATCCGCATGGCTTTTCGATTTTCCCTCCGCCTCTACGCTCCACATTCGCAACGCCTGCGCCACACTCATGCCATCATCACCGTAAATCGCCTGAGTGCCCTTTTCGCGCACCAATATCACCAATTTTTGCCCTTCCTCAAACGCTTGGGCTTCCGTTGCAAAAAACCTTCGGATTTTTTTTCCGTAGAACGAGGCCCGCAATTCTAGTTTCCAAGGAGATTTTGGTCTCGCTGGGTAATAGGCCACTATAAAAGGCGAATTGTTCATATTGGTTATTGTTGGTTTTCGTTGTCCACGTTGTTCGGAAGCTGCACTTAAAAGCCAATATTAACCAAAATGAACAAACATCAAGCAACAATAAAGAAAGGCTCCCTGAGTGCTTCAATAAAGGCTCTAGACGCTGTCTAGAGGTGGCGGAAGGGGAGGGATTTGAACCCTCGGTAGGTTGCCCTACGTTCGATTTCGAGTCGAAACACAGGTGTTGGCTTGCAGTAATTTGCGATGACGTTGTCCAGTGTTGTCCATTTAGGGCATTTTCAACGACTTGCTAAAGTCCGATCAATGAGTTACATACACAAAATTCGACTAAAAGTCGAATGGGGCGATATTGGCAACAAAAACGCCCCGACTTTTTAGGGTTCGGGGCGTGTTGATTGCTGTTAAATTTAGAGTCAGGATTGGAGGGGGTGACCTAAATGTCTAACCCGTTTTGCTTATAGAATTCCGACCCTGCATCTGGGTTGGTGTAGGACAAGCGGACATACTCTTTTTCAGTTTTTGTCAGAGACCGTTTGAGGTCATTCTCATAGTCTTCGATGGCCTCCTTGATTTCGGATTCTGTCTCACCGATGTCTTCGCTGAAGTCTGCTGGAAATCCACTCATTGTTTTGAATAATTAAATACGCCGTTGTCCAAAGAAAGTCTAATGATTTCACGGCCATTGGCGGCTTGGCCTTCCACATGCGCTTTTGATTTGTTTACAAACGAAACCCAATCGCTTGAAGTTCCTTTTCCTTTAAATTCCTTGAGGAAATTTTTTGTTAAATCCAGAGATGAGTGACCGACGGCCTCGTTCTTGATTGCGTTCCATGTCACCCAATGCAGCCCACCTGGATCGGCGTGGTTGCCAAGGTAGGCTTGTAGATCCGGCGAGGCATTGATGGCGGCTTGCGCTGCCCTGTCGATACCGTTGTAGAGGGCGAGGCTGAATGCAGGGTTGTCGTTCTCGATGGTGCCGTAGTTTGCGTAGATGCCAATCGGGTCTTGTGGAATCCGCTTCGCATCGCCTGTGTATTGGAAGTAGTGCTGGTGCGTTGGGGAGCCTGTAGCCTGCATGACTGGGTCCATGTAGAGGTCAACGAAACGCCAGCGGTCCAGCACGGTGCCCTTGATGCCGAATGTGAGGCCAATGAATCCCTGCACTTTGTTTTTGATGCCTGTGGCGCCGTGCCCGAGGCTATTAAACTTGGAGCGCATATCGATGGCGGAATCGGTGGCATACAGGTCTGACACTTGGTTCCAGCGACCGTTGTGGTTCTTCAGCATCAGATAGAAAGAATTTGCGTTTGATGTGGCGTTGTTGCCGAGCTTTCCGTATTCCCCTTTGGTGGCTGTTCGGGCTTTGCCCACGATGGTTTTCCATTGTTCCTTTTTGAGTTTGAAGGTTCCATCAAGGGAGTTTTGAATTTGCTGGATGACCTCCGGCTGCAAGACAAGCCGCATCCACAGAGCCTCCTGATCAAGCGGCGGGAGTTGTTTGGAGAGCGTGCCCCATAGGTGGTGCAGTGCCGTGACAAACTCGGTGGGCTTTTCACCGATGACTTGGCGCATTTCGACAACGCTATCGAGCCCCGCCATCGCGGCATCCCGCGTGCCTGAGACCGTGCGCGGCCCATGGAATCCGCCATCCAGTAGGGCGATGAAATCCTTTGGACGCTTGAGCATCATGTCGATGCCGCTCGGAGGGACGAGGATATTTTTGGTGACGCCGGCGTCTCGCATGATTTCAGCGTATCCCTTGGGATCCGTAAATTTCAAAGGGTCGTTGGTAATTACTTCAGTCGCCTTGTTTACTTGTTCAATAGCGGCTACGACCTTAGCCCTGTCTTTTGCCGCTTCGCCGATGAAATCCTTGTTGCCGAGAGAGAATTTTGATTTTGCGAGTTGATAATTTGG